TTCGGACCGAACCTGGTATGGTCAGGGTATCTTTCCTTGGGAACGACGTGCCGCTGGAGTCAACGAACTCACGGACTTTTCACCTGAGTTGAACTGGGAAGCACTTCGTGGGGAAATAAAAACTCACGGGGTTCGTAATGCCACGCTGATGGCCATTGCTCCAGTTGAGTCCAGTTCAGTGGTAATTAATTCTACCAATGGCATCGAAATGCCCATGAGCCTGATCACTGTCAAAGAATCTAAGGCTGGAAGTTTCACACAGGTAGTTCCTGAATATCACAAGTTAAAAAACAAATATCAGTTGATGTGGGATCAAGCCAACTGCGAAGGCTATATCAAAACAGCAGCAGTGCTGCAAGTCTACGTGGATCAGTCAATCTCTACCAACACATTCTACAACCCTGCGCATTTCGCAGATCGCAAGGTTCCTACCACATTGATTGCTCGCAACCTCATGCTGGCGCATCACTGGGGTATTAAAACATTCTATTACAGTTTGATCAACAAACAAGGTTCTAAACAAAAAGATGAAGTGGCAATGCCAGTCTTGGAAGAAGTCGACCTTGACGATGCCGACTGTGAAGCTTGCAAACTCTAAGAATCAAAATGAAAAAGCGTAATTATACACCGGAAACAGTTCGTCGCCTGCAAGGCAGTGTTCAAGTTGAGCATACATTAGCACGTCGTGGTGCACACAAACTACGCGAACTGTTGGCCAATGAACCGTATATCAACACTCTCGGAGCCTACAATGGCCAACAGGCTGTGCAACACGCCAAGGCCGGACTCAAGGCCATTTATCTATCAGGATGGCAAGTGGCTGCTGCCAACAACACACAAAACACAACCTACCCTGATCAGAGTTTGTATCCTGTGGACTCGGTGCCACGTGTGGTCAAAGGTATCAACAATGCTTTCCGGCGCGCTGATCAGATCGAACACAGTGAAGGCGAAGTTACTACAGATTACTTCCTGCCTATTGTGGCCGATGCCGAAGCTGGTTTCGGAGGTGCACTGAATGCCTACGAACTAATGAGTCACATGATTGAAGCAGGTGCAGCAGGAGTTCACTTTGAAGATCAATTGGCGTCGGAAAAGAAATGCGGACATCTGGGTGGCAAAGTTCTTGTGCCCACCAGCCAAATGATTCGCACACTGAACGCCGCACGTTTAGCCGCAGACGTAGCAGGGGTTGACACAGTTATCATGGCCCGCACCGATGCAGAAGCTGCCACACTAATCACATCAGACCATGATCCACTAGACAAGGACTTTATCATCAATGAACGCACAGAAGAAGGATTTTATAAATTCCGCAATGGAATTGACGCTTGTATCGCTCGTGGCCTTGCTTATGCCCCTTACGCTGATCTACTTTGGTTTGAAACTTCAACCCCCGATATCCAACAAGCCAAACAATTTGCAGACGCAATTCACGCCCAATACCCAGACCAGCTGCTGGCCTATAACTGCTCACCCAGTTTCAACTGGCGCAAATTTTTGTCTGAAGAAGAATGTGAAACATTCCAGCGAGAACTTGGCGAATTAGGCTACCGGTTCCAGTTCATTACATTGGCAGGTTTTCACAGCGTTAACTTGGCCACATTTGAACTTGCTGAAGCCTATCGCGAACGTGGCATGGCTGGCTACGCAGAAATGCAGGAGCGCGAGTTTGCAGCTCAAGAGCGTGGGTTCACCACAGTCAAACATCAACGTGAAGTTGGCGTGGGATATTTTGACTTGATCAGTGAAGCTGTTGGTGCTACAAGCACAGTGGCCAACAAGCACAGCACCGAAGCACATCAATTTTAATGACTGACCACGAAGCATACAGTTTATATCCTAGAGACAATATCTGGTATAATAAACTGTATCTTGCAGAAAGATTGGGTTATAACGCAGGTTACGGGTTGATCCCTCATGATGGTGAGTTTGTTATCAAACCAACAATTAATTTACATGGTTGTGGTATAGGAGCCAAGATTGGTTATTATAAAAGAAATGACCCAGTGCCACATGAATATTTTTGGAGTGAAGTTTTTACTGGTAGACACATCACTATAGACTACAGTAAAATCAACGGTCATTGGCACCAAGGACATACTTTTGAAGGACTCAAAGACGATCAAGATGATTTGTTAAAATTTAGTTTGTGGCGTAGAGTAGAATATCCTTATGTTCTTCCTGAAATTTTTAATGACATACACAGTGAAAATTTAAATATAGAAATAATAGGTGATAAGATCATTGAGGTTCACTTGCGACACAATACAGATCCAGTTGAACATGATTGTTTTATTCCTATATGGAGCAACGAACAAAAATGTCCAACGGGCTATGTGAGAATCGATGATCTTGAACAGCATCCTGGCCGGCTAGGATTTTTTATAAGGGAAGAACATGAGTAAAGAACAATACAATTTAAAATCAAAAACAGACTATTTGAATCGCAAAATGTTTTTAGATCCAGCTGGTCCTGTGACCATTCAGCGATTCGAAGAAGTCAAATACAACAAGCTGGCCAAGTTTGAGCAAGAGGCACGTGGCTTTTTCTGGGTGCCTGAAGAAATCAGTCTCACCAAAGACGCACAGGATTTCAAGGAAGCATCAGACACAGTAAAGCATATCTTTACCAGCAATCTGTTACGCCAAACAGCGTTAGACAGTTTACAAGGTCGTGGCCCAAGCCAAATCTTTACTCCAGTTGTAAGTCTTCCAGAACTAGAAGCCTTGGTCTACAACTGGACATTCTTTGAAACCAACATCCACAGTCGCAGTTACAGTCACATTATTCGAAACATTTATAATGTGCCTAAAGAAGTATTCAATACCATCCACGATACCAAAGAGATTGTGGACATGGCTTCTAGCGTGGGCAATTATTACGACAAACTACATCTGATCAACTGTGTGATTGAAACAGGCGAAAAAATTGATGAGGAAAAACATATCCGGGCCATTTGGATGGCACTGAATGCCAGTTATGCATTAGAAGCGTTCCGTTTCATGGTCAGCTTTGCTACCAGTCTAGCCATGGTGGAAAACAAGATCTTTATCGGCAACGGCAACATCATCAGTCTTATTTTACAGGACGAAATCTTGCACAAGGATTGGACTGCCTGGATGATCAATCAAGTGATCAAGGAAGATCCACGTTTTGCACGAGTCAAGCAAGAGTGCGAAGCCGAAGTATATCAAATGTATCTGGATGTGATCCGTGAAGAAAAGGCCTGGGCCGACTATCTGTTCAAGCATGGTCCAGTGATTGGTCTCAATGCACAGATTCTCAAAGATTTTGTTGATTATACAGCCGCTGCTGCCCTCAAAGAGATTGGTATCAAATATCAAAGTCCTGCCCCAAAGTCTACTCCAATCCCTTGGTTCAACAAGCATGTCAACACCAGCAACAAACAAACTGCACTGCAGGAGAGCGAATCAACTAATTATGTTATTGGTGTGATGAGTGACAATCTCGACTACGACGCACTACCACAACTATAAGGAGAACAAAATGAAAGCTATTGTATGGTCAAAATATCACTGCCCTTTTTGTGATCAAGCCAAGGCCTTGCTCAAGCAAAAAGGCATTGAGTTTGAAGAAAGAAAGATCGGCGATGGATTTACCAAAGAGGATCTACTGGAAGCAGTGCCTACAGCACGAACAGTGCCACAAATCTTTCTCGATGATAAACTCATAGGCGGGTTCACCGAACTCAAACAACATTTAACAGAAAGCGCATAAATGCAACTCACAGCAGAACCAGGACAAGTTTATACCTTTAAATTAAACAGCGGAGAAGAACTCATTGCCAAAGTCAAACAGGCTGGCGGCGATTGGATTGAAATTGAGAATCCAGTCAGCGTGGCACCTGGCCCCCAAGGTATGGGACTAGTGCCGTCGATGTTTACCGCAGGTATTGACGCAGAAATCAAGCTAAATACTGCAAGTGTATCCATATACGCATTGACAGAAGATGCTGTAAAAATGAAATACATCGAAGCTACAACTGGAATTCGAGTTCCAGACAAAAAAATCATAATGGGGTAAGGAGTATATCATGGCAGCACCAATGCAACGTGTAGGCGACTTCAACAGCGGCGGCGGCATAATTGTCAGCGGTGGTCACCGCAATGTGTTGGTCAACGGAAGACCTGCTGCTACTCCTTTTGCTGTAGTAACTCCGCATATAGGTTGCGGCAAGAAAAATCTGAAAAGTCTGCTGCACTGTCTTGCTCTAACTTTGCCAGGTTCATCTACTGTAAAAATCAATGGCGAACCGGTGATAGTAACCGGGGTTCCGGATACTTGTGGGCATAGTAGAGCAGGCGGAAGCCCCAATGTTGTATCTGCTGGCGGCGCAGGATTGATTGGTCAAGCCCTTAGCCTTTATAACACTGTATCAAGCCTTCAAAATCTTGCTAGCCGCTTGTCAGCAGGACCTCTGGATATTCAACCCGGTGAAGGCCTATAATGACATTTGGAACTCTAAGTTCAGTTAATTTAATTGCAGGTGCTGGCATTCTTGGCAATGTGGGCGGCGTGCCAATTTCTGCCAACTCTGCGGTAATAAACAGCATAGACACTTATTTTGCTATCCCGGCAGTAACACAATTTGCCAATGTCAAATTCACTGGAGCAAGTGTGTTAACTGCCAACACTGCTGCGGCAGAACTCTATAATCTAGCAGCCAATGTTTTTCCTGCCCTCACCGACGCAGTTCCTGTTTCATACATCAGCAACATTGGTAACACCCCGGTGGGCGGTTTTACCGAAGTAACACTCAATGAAATAAACAACATTTTGGGCAATGGCGATATTGGTATATTTGAACAGGTTTTTGCCTCAGCAGATGCTTTTCGCTTCAGCTCAAATCAACTCATTGACAGTGCAGTCAACGCCAACAACGCATCAGCTGACGCAACTTTTATCAGTCAAGATGCGACTATGACCGGAGGAATGAGTCAAATAAGCCAGGCTTTTCTGGCATTTGGACTAGATCTGCTTGCGTTGGGTCAGTCCATTGATCTCAATAATTTACCTAATATAGGTAGTCCAGAAGCACTGTTAAGACAAATCTATACCAGTTCCAATGGTGTGCCTGAACTCACAACTGCTTTGACTCAGGCCGGTATTGATCAATTTTTGCTCAGCAATCTCGGTAGCATTAACATGACCGACGAGCAACAAAAAATTGCGTTTGAAGTCATGACCAAAATCACCAGACAGCCCTTGGTGCAAATTTTAAGACTGTTGAGAGTAACCACCACTGGAATTGTTAATTTGGCCGATTTGTTGAATCCTGTAAAAGCCTTTCCTCGAAGCTTTAACACTTTGACAGCACCTACTGCCAATGGACTGCGTGCTGTTTATATCAATAGCTCGGGTGCTGTGAACACCAACTTAGAAACTGAATTACCCACAAATGTTTTGGTGCCACTACAGGGTTACAGCATCACCAGAAATACCTACAGTCAGCTCAAAAAAATCATTCCCCCAGACTGGGCTCTGGCCAACAAAGCATTGCAGGCTGGCCTGCAACAAGTAAAGTCGATCTTTAATGCTGACTTAACTGCATTGAGCGCAGCCACAGGAAATTTAGAAACCAACAAAGGACTGGATCTTATCAATGCACTGACCAGTCCACTGCCTCCTGAAGTGGTTGCGTTTTATGAAAATACCTTTGTTTCGGGCTCCGGAGAAAACGGCACAGTGTTGTTGGCAGATGTCATTGGCAGTGCCGCAGGTTGGGTAGTGACCGCAAACATTTCCACAACAAGTTCCATAATATCCAGTCTTGACAGTGCGGGTGCACTCAACAGTCTGACCAATGGCACCAATGGTGTCTACACTGTGATGCAAAACACTCTGGATGGATTATATGGCACAGGCAACAGTGTGGTTATTCCTGGTGGTCTCCCAGCAGCTGGAACGTATGGCAGTCTTGATGACGCATTTACAGGCCCGGGCGCACCAGGAACTGGTCTTATTCCAGCAGCCTATTCGGCCATTGCTGTAATTGTCAGTAACAATGCCAACTCAGTGGCCAATGCTGACTCGGCCTGGAGCAATGCTGCTGCACAAATATCAGGCGAATTTATTTTTCAGAGTCAGGCCGGGCTAGAATTTGCCAACTTGATTCCCAATCAGCAGCCCACTGGATTAGTCAACAATTTGTCATCCTACGGACTTGACACCGAAGTTGGCGGCCCTGCATTCATACTGGAATCAGTGGCCAACACAGCAACATTGGGTGGCCAAGCCATTGTATCTACCATGCGTGAAGCTCGCAATCAAATTCGTTTGCAAAGTGCCGGAGTGCAAACAGAAATTGTTGTGAGTGATATAGTGCCGCAGCCTCAAGCAACATTGAGCTCTGGGCAATACACTGTGGCAGAAGCAGTGAATCAAAAAATCATTTGACAAAATAACCCGTTTTCTTGCAGTAATACTTGGGTATTACAAAAAAAGTAATACCCAAGTATTACAATATTCGAGTTGACCAAAAAATCAATTTCGGCTATAATACATGTATGGAAATTAAAAAAGCAGCCCGCAAGCGCCGTCGGGACACCAAACATGCAATCTACGTGATCACCAACATGATCACTCAAGAACAATACGTCGGCATC